AGGAAGCGGAACATGGAGAATTACTTGTACTGTTGCCGATGACAGCTTCCAAGGATACGCTGCTACTGATGTCCAAATTGGTGATTTAGTTATTGATGAAGATGCTTGGGATGGATCTACTGATAGATGGAAAGTAACAAATGTAGTTTCAGCTAGCGGATATGATTTAGTATGTGATGTAGTTTGGGATGATGAAGGAACAGAAGATCCGAATGGTCCGGCTCCATGTGAGCAAGGAGCAATTTCAAGAGCATCTACTAATGAACGCTTAGCTGAAATTCCAACTATTGCTTATGCAAAAGTTTCTGAGAATGTTCAAGTTAAGTTAATGAACATTAACCAGAGACATATAATAGATAAATTAACTTCTATTTCTGGTTACTCAGGAATGTCTGGTTACTCAGGACTTGGATTAAGTGGTTACTCAGGAATTGAAGGAGTTTCTGGATATTCTGGTATTGAAGGTATTAGTGGTTATTCAGGAATAACAGGTGAGACTGCCGCTTCTGGATATTCAGGACTAAGTGGTTACTCTGGTATTGATGGAGTTTTAGGAGGATCTGGTTACTCTGGTATTAGCGGTTATTCATCCTATTCAGGTATTAGTGGTTACTCTGGTATTTCTGGATATTCAGGATACTCAGGATATTCTCCAACAATAGTTGATTCTTGGACAAATACGACATCTTTAAATGCAGATAGAAGAGCTGGTGCTGGAGTTGGAGACGGAACAGCAGCTTTAGTTTATGGTGGACAATCATCAACTGGTTGGTCAAGTTATAATGATAATACTGAAAAATGGGACGGATCAGCTTGGTCAACAACAACTAATATTCCTGTTCCAAGATATGAATTAGCTGCAGTAGGTATAACTTCAGCTGCATTAGGAATTGGCGGTAATAACGGAAGTTTAAGAGGTGCATGGAATCATAGATGGAATGGATCAGCTTGGTCAACTTTAGGAAGTTTAAATGATGGTCGTGCTCAGTTAGGAGCTTGTGGTACAACATCAAGTGCCTTATCATTTGATGGTCAAAATAGTAGTGGGCATTCAAGAACAGTAGAAGCTTGGAATGGATCAGCTTGGTCAACTACATCTACATTTGCATCCACAGTAAGAAAATGTATGGCTGGAGTTGGAAATAGCTCTTCTGCTTTAGTTGCGGGTGGAGCAAATGATTCTTATACATTTGGTAATGTTTATTCCTGGGCTTCTAATGCTTGGTCAACTACAACCGCTTTAAATACTTCTGTTAATTCCCATGGAATGGCAGGAACAACATCTTCATGTATTGCATTCGGTGGTTTTCAACTAGGAACTGTTCAATCTGTAACGCAAAGATGGAATGGTATAACTTGGAGAACTACAGTATCATTAAATACATCAAGAGGAGAGCATACAGGATCTGGATCTAGTTCAAATGCTATCGCTTCTGGTGGAAGCAATAGTGCAAGTAATTATTTAGATAGTGTTGAAAAATTTTTACAATCTGACATAACATTTGGGGAATCAGGTTACTCAGGAATTAGTGGTTACTCGGGTATTAATGTAAGTGGATATAGTGGAGTCTCAGGTTATTCAGGAATTATAGGAACATCAGGATATAGTGGTCTTAAAGGAGATTCTGGATATTCTGGACTTGTAGGAACATCAGGATATTCAGGTATTAGTGGATATTCTGGAGTTGTAGGAACATCAGGATACTCAGGTATTATTGGAGAAAGTGGATACTCAGGTATAGAAGGCCCACAAGGAGTTTCTGGTTATTCTGGATTGCTTGGCATTAGTGGTTATTCAGGTCTCGGAGACTCTGGTTATAGTGGATACTCTGGTATCCCTGGTTCAATAGTTACAGGAGATAGTGGATATTTAACTAAGTTTTCTGATAGCGGAATTACAGAATCTACTATTTATGAATCCACTTCTCCAGGAACAAGTGGTTACGCAGGATATGGATTAGTAACTCCAGAAGCAAAGATTCATCAAGATCAAGGAACTGGAGTTGAAACATTACATAAATTCACAGCTGGAACAACCACAGGTATAGATTCAACCAGTGGTTTAGATATTGGTATATTATCAGATGGAACTGCTATCTTTAAACAATGGACTGATAAGTCATTAAAGATTAATGTTAATGGTAATGATAGAATTGAAGTATCACCAGATGGAAAGATTATATTAAAAGGTGGTGTATTTACTCCTGTTAAATTAGTTACTTCAAATTATAATGCTTTAGTTACTAATTACGTTATTATGGCAACTGGAGATTTAACTATTCATTTACCTAACCCAAGTGGATTGGAAGGTCTTACTTATTTAATTAAGAATGTTGGAACAGGAACTGTTTCTTTAGATGTAGATGGTGGTGGTACAATTGATAATCAAAGTTCTGTTAATTTAACTGTTCAATACTTGTGTTATATGGTTGTTTGTGGCCCATCGGAATGGCATATTGTTTAATTTTAATACTTCTAAAATACTAAAAAATTTTAACAAATAATAAATCAAGCAGATAGGAGAAACAATTAAATGTCTTACGATCCGAGAGCACCGCAATCTGGATATTCTGGTGTAAGTGGATACTCAGGAGTTAGTGGGTATTCAGGAATTTCAGGATACTCCGGAATTTCGGGCATATCAGGATACTCCGGTGTTTACGGTGAATCGGGCTATTCTGGTATCAGCGGTTACTCCGGAGAGTCTGGTATCTCGGGTTACTCTGGCATCAGTGGTTACTCGGGAATCTCAGGTTACTCTGGTATTTCAGGTATTAGCGGATATTCTGGGATTTCTGGCTATTCAGGCATCTCTGGATATTCCGGTATAAGTGGCATTTCAGGCTATTCTGGGGAGTCTGGAATAAGTGGCTACTCTGGCGTCTCAGGTTATTCTGGTATCAGTGGTATCTCTGGATACTCTGGTATTTCCGGAATAAGCGGTTACTCGGGTCTTGAAGGCATTAGTGGTTACTCTGGCATCTCAGGAATTTCAGGTTACTCTGGAATTAGCGGTATCTCTGGCTATTCAGGTATCTCTGGTATTTCTGGATATAGTGGTATCTCAGGTGAATCCGGTTATAGCGGTATCTCTGGATACTCAGGCATTTCAGGAATTAGTGGCTATTCAGGAATTTCAGGCATTTCAGGTTACTCTGGAATTTCTGGTATTTCTGGCTATAGTGGAATTTCAGGTGAGTCTGGATACTCTGGTATAAGTGGTTACAGTGGTATATCAGGTATTTCAGGTTACTCTGGAATCTCAGGTGAGTCTGGATATTCAGGCATCTCTGGCTATAGTGGAATTTCTGGATACTCAGGTATCTCCGGTATTTCAGGTTACTCTGGAATCAGTGGTTACTCAGGTATTTCAGGAATCTCAGGCTACTCCGGAATTAGTGGTATCTCCGGCTATAGTGGAATTTCTGGAGAATCAGGATACTCTGGTATTTCTGGATTCTCAGGTATTTCAGGTTACTCCGGAATTAGTGGCTACTCTGGTATCTCAGGAATTTCTGGATACTCAGGTCTCGAAGGTATAAGTGGTTACAGTGGTATCTCTGGTATTAGTGGTTACTCTTCTTACTCAGGTATTAGTGGTTATAGCGGTATCTCTGGTATTAGTGGTTACTCTGGCATTTCAGGATATTCTGGAGTCTCTGGATACTCTGGTCAGGAAGGTATTAGTGGTTACTCAGGTATCTCAGGAATTTCAGGTTACTCTGGCTACTTACCAGATGGCGTTATTAATACTGGTTCTTCAACTGACAACGCAATTCCTAGATTTGTAGGAACTGATGGTCAACAGATTGAAGATACTGGTGTTATTATTGATGATAATAATAACTTGTTAGCCTTTGGTATCGCTTCTAGTGGTTATCAGATGGGTCAAATTACTGAATTAGCACAAGCTGCTACTCCTTACACAGTTGCTGATACAGATTATGCTATCTTTATTAATACAACTGGTGCATTTACTGTTAACTTAACTCAGATTGGAAGCAACTGGTTAGGTAGACAATTATTCATTAAGAATATTGGCACCGGAACTGTTACTATTAACGCTTTCTCTGGCGATACAATTGATGGTGATATTGATCTTACTATTGAAGTTCAGTATCAATCATATACAATTGTCGCTGGAAACCCATCAGGTAACGAGTGGCATATTGTTTAAAAAGTAACCAGTAAGTAAGGAGATTACCTTAACATGAGTTACAACCCGAGAGGTCCACAGTCAGGGTATTCAGGACTTTCTGGATACTCTGGCATCTCCGGTTATTCCGGATTGATTGGAACATCAGGCTATAGTGGTATCATTGGAGATATTGGTCTGAGTGGATATTCAGGTATCTATGGCGCTGAAGGTCCGCAGGGTATTTCCGGTTATAGCGGAGAAGTGGGTCTCTCGGGTTATTCAGGAATTAGTGGACAAAGTGGTTATTCAGGAATCAGTGGAACATCAGGTTATAGTGGATTAAGTGGATACTCAGGAATTTCTGGCATTTCAGGATACTCAGGTAGAAGTGGATATAGCGGAATAAGTGGTATCTCAGGATATAGTGGGGCATTAGGAACTTCTGGATATTCAGGGTATTCTCCAACAATAACTGACGTTTGGACAATTACATCAAGTTTAAATGAAGGAAGATATTTAGCTACTGGAGTTGGGGACGCTACTGGAGCATTTGTATTCGGTGGTAGAACTACTGGAGGCGGTGGTGATTATGTAACTACAAGTGAATCTTTTAATGGATCAGCTTGGTCTACCACAACAGTTTTACCAATTGTAAGAGATGAATTAGCAGCGTCAGGTACGACAGTTGCTTGTTTAGGATTTGGAGGTAATAACGGCGATTTAAGAGGTACTTGGACTCATAGATGGAGCGGTTCGGCTTGGTCAACAAGAGGAGCTTTAAATGTAGGAAGATCTGAATTAGGTGGTTGTGGAACTACAACTTCAACTTTATCATTTGTCGGAATGAGTCAAAGTACTCACCTCAGAACAGTTGAAACATATAATGGTTCTGCTTGGGCAACAACAACTAACTATCCAATTTCTGCAAGAAAAAATGTAGCTGGAGTTGGTGACGCAAGTGCAGCCTTATGTTCTGGCGGAAATAACGATTCATATACATATAATACAGTTTATACTTGGTCAGCTGGTGCTTGGGCATCGGCTTCTACGTTACCTCAAGCAATGTCTCATCACGCAATGGCCGGATCAACAACCCTTGCTATTGCATACGCTGGAACGTCTACCTTTAAATGGACAGGAAATACATGGAGAACAACTGTTAATCTCAATGTATTAAGAAGTTCACACGCAGGAAGAGGAACAACCACAAGCGCATTCGCAGCCGGTGGTTCTAATGGATCTACATTAAATTCAGTTGAATTATACACATATGCAGATATTACATATGGAATGTCTGGATATAGTGGAACTGATGGTATTAGTGGTTATAGCGGTATTAGTGGTATAGAAGGAGTATCAGGATTTAGTGGATACTCTGGTATGTCTGGAACAAGTGGTTATTCAGGTGTTAGTGGATACAGCGGTGTCTCTGGTTATTCCGGATTACAAGGATATTCAGGTTATTCAGGTATTAGTGGATACTCTGGAGAATCAGGTATTTCGGGTTATTCTGGATATAGTGGTATTGATGGAGCTTTCGTAGGGTCAGGATATTCTGGATTCTCTGGATATAGCGGAACCTCAGGTCAATCAGGTTATTCTGGATACTCAGGATTAGAAGGAGCTTACGCAGGGTCAGGTTATTCAGGAGTATCAGGATATAGTGGTATTTCAGGTTATTCTGGAATAGAAGGAACTCAAGGTATTATTGGAGATTCAGGATATTCAGGATACTCTGGTATATCCGGACAATCAGGATTTAGAGGGTTTGAAGGTTTATCTGGATTCTCTGGTTATAGTGGTATAGCCGGAACTTCTGGATACTCAGGTCAATCAGGAATAAGTGGGTATAGTGGATATTCAGGAACATCAGGAATCTCAGGATACTCAGGAACAACTGGAGAGTTTGGAGGTTCTGGATATTCTGGAATCTCAGGTTCATCTGGCTATTCGGGTCAAAGTGGTATTAATGGAACAAGTGGTTACTCAGGTATAAGCGGATATTCATCTTACTCAGGTTATTCAGGTATTCCTGGATCAGTTGAATATTCAGGTTATTCAGGACAAAGAGGTATTTCTGGATATTCAGGATTAGAAGGTTCATATGCAGGAAGGGGTGATTCTGGATACTCTGGTATAAGTGGAAACTCTGGATACTCTGGACAATATGGATTGTCTGGTTACTCAGGTATTAAAGGTGATACAGCCTCTTCTGGTTATTCAGGCATGTCTGGATTTTCAGGTATGTCAGGCTTTGTTGGAGAACAAGGTATCCAAGGTATTTCTGGATATAGTGGTATATCAGGAATAAGTGGATACTCATCATATTCAGGTATTAGTGGTTATAGTGGAATAAGTGGTATCTCAGGGTATTCAGGACAGGATGGAGCCTTTGGAGGTTCTGGATATTCAGGACACATAGGTGAATCTGGATATTCCGGATACTCAGGGTATTCAGGTGCCCAAGGTCCAGATGGTCCAAGAGGTGTCTCTGGATATTCCGGAATGACTGGAGAGTTTGGAGGATCTGGATACTCTGGAATGATTGGAGAATCTGGATACTCAGGTATCTCTGGATATAGTGGAAGATCTGGATCAAGTGGATACTCTGGTATTGTTGGAACATCAGGAACTAGTGGATATTCAGGGATTTCAGGATCAAGTGGTTATAGCGGTATCTCTGGATATTCAGGGATTTCAGGATCAAGTGGTTATAGCGGTTATTCATCATATTCTGGAATAAGTGGTTACTCAGGATACTCGGGATATGTTTCAGCCGCTTCTAAAGTTGGATCGTTTACAAGAGATGGAACATTATCATCAGGAACTCAGAGTGTTACAGGTGTTGGATTTAAACCTGATTTTGTCGTACTCATTTCAGTTATTGATAATACTACTCTTGGACAAGCATCATGGGGATTTGATGACGGAACGAACCATAAAGGATTCTCAGCTCAATATTACAGTGGTTATGCTGCAGCAGGATCTATTTGGATTTATGGTAATTCAGCTGGAAGCAATGCTTATGCGGGTCAAATTTCATCATTTGATGATGATGGATTTACTATTAGTTGGACCAAATATGGAAGCGGAACAGGAACAATTACAATTGAATACTTAGCCGTTAAGACTGGAACGGGTCCACAAGGATCATCAGGTTATAGTGGATACTCTGGTTATTCCCCAACTGTTTCTGGAGTTTGGTCAACTACATCTAATTTAAATACAGCAAAACAATCATTAGCTGGAGCAGGAACAGCAACATTAGCTTTAGCAATCGGTGGTGATACTGGATCAGGAAACGGTACTAATGTAGTTGAAAAATGGTCAGGTTCAGCTTGGTCAACTACAGCTACTATATCTACAGCTAAATATGGTTTAGCAGCTTGTGGAGTTACAACTGCTGCTTTATGTTTTGGCGGATACTCAAATAACTTTACAAGTGTTACAGAAAAATTTGACGGTTCTACATGGGCAACAACAGGAGCATTGTCAAGTAGTAGATCTGGTTTAGCTGGATGTGGAACGACCTCAGATGCATTATGTTTCGGTGGCGAAAATATTTCAAGCAGAATTGCATTAACAGATAAATGGGATGGTTCAGCTTGGGCATCTACTAGTACATTAAATGTTGTGAGAAGCGTATTAGGTGGAGCCGGAACAACAGGTTCTGCTTTATCATTTGGCGGATCTAATGATAGCGGTGCTGTTTCTTCAACTGAAACATGGAATGGATCAAACTGGACAGTAGCCTCTTCATTAAACACAGCAAGATTTGGTTTAGCTGGCTGTGGAACAGGATCAGACGCTTTAGCTCATGCAGGCTTTGGTCTTAATACAACTGAACAATGGAAATCTACAACTTGGGTAACTATTGCTACTTCATCTGTAACAAGAGATACTTTAGCAATGGTTGGAACTACTACTTCTGCTTTAGCATTTGGTGGAACTTATGGTGGTAATTTAGCAACAACTGAAACTTATACTAAACCAGATGTATCAAGTGGGGTATCAGGATCATCAGGTTACTCTGGAATTAGTGGATACTCAGGTATATCTGGCTATAGTGGATTAAGTGGATATAGTGGTTACTCAGGTGTTTCTGGTTATAGCGGAATCAGTGGATACTCAGGTATAAGTGGTTACTCAGGTTATGGAACTTCTGGATACTCAGGTTATTCAGGTTATGCAAGCTCATCAGCAGGAACTGTTTGGTCAGGTTCAACGTCCAATGATACAGAAACTGAAATCTTTGTGGGAGGTGTTGATTCCTCAAGATATGATATATCTGCTTCCACAGGCGCTGCATTTAATATTTCTGTAGTTGGAAAAGATAACACATCATCAAAAGTTAATGGTTACTTCTTTAGAGGTGTTATCAGAAGAGATGCTTCAAATAATACTGTTTTAGCTAATGTTATTAAAGATATTATTGAAGAAGATACAACTTGGGATGCAAATGTATATGCTGATGATACCAATGAAGCATTAATTATTAAAGTGACTGGAAAAGCTGCAACTACTATTAGTTGGGCAGCAACAGGAATCATTTCAGAAACTACTTAATGGAGATAAAACATGCCATTTTCTTCAATTTGGTCTACCACATCAGCATTAAATAGTGCAATAGGTAATTGTGCAGGGTGTGGAAATATTACAGATGCTTTATTATTTTCTGGAGGAACTAATATAAATGCATATAGTACAGGAACACAAAAATGGCAATCTAATTCTTGGGCAACTACATCGACATTAAATGTATCAAGAGCACAAGTTGGTGGAGCAGGAACAACATCAAATGCTTTTTGTTGTGGTGGTTACAATGGAAATTCTATGCCAAATTGTGAAAAATGGAGTGGTTCAAGTTGGCAGACTACTACAGCTTTAACACAAAATAAAAGATTTCCTGGTTTAGTTGGAGATAATACAGACGCTATATGTTTTGGCGGAAGAACAAGTGCGAGCGTTTATGCAAATACTACTTATAAATGGTCAGGTTCGTCATGGTCTACTACTGGTTCTCTAGTTGAAGCTATAGGTCAGATGGCATATTTTGGAACAACATCTGCCGCTTTATCATGTGCAGGGGGAACTGGAGATGGTGTATATACATGCCAAATTTGGTCAGGAACATCATGGGCAACAACAAGTTATTATATTTATGCATGTGAAAATCTTGCAGGAGCGGGAGTAACAAATAGTGGTTTAGCATTTGGAGGACAAACTACAACTAGTTCATCTGCAACTTGTTATTGGGATGGATCAACATGGGTAACCACATCTTCATTAAATGCGGCTAAATATGGAATTGGAGGGTGTGGGGAAGCTATTTCAACTCTATGTATGGGTGGTTTCACTTCAACAACTGCAGCATTAAATGTAACCGAAAGAAATTCTGGTCATATAATTAATTCAGGAACTGTTTTTTCAAATTATAATGATAGTTATGTAAAACAACTAGGAACGGCTGGCGTTGCTCAAAATATTGATTGGAATGAGTCTAATTTTCAAGCTGTAACTATAACATCTGATTCTGCTTGGGCAACAACATCATCTTTAAATAGTATTAAAATCTATTCTGGATCATGTGGAACAACAGCAGCTTCTTTGAATTTTGGAGGACTATATGATTCAGCACCAACTAGTTTATCATCTACAGAAAGATGGGATGCTTATAGTTGGTCCACTACAAGTTCTTTACCATCCGCAAAATATGAATTGTCAGGATGTGGAACAACTTCAGCAGCTTTAGCATTCGGTGGTAAAACATTAGCTAATAATTATCTTTCTACTTGTACAATATGGAACGGATCAGCTTGGGCAACAACGGGTGCCTTACCAATAATTAAATCTGATATGGCTGGGTGTGGTACAACATCGGCTGCTTTATGTATCGGAGGATATAATGGTAATATATTAACAAGAACTGATCAATGGTCTGGGACAGCTTGGGCTACAACTACTTCTTTAGCTACAGCTAGATATAAATTAGGTGGATGTGGAACTACAACTGCTGCTTTAGCTATTAGTGGACAAAATGGTTCATTAACATCAACTGGAGCAGTGAATAAATGGGCGAGTACAGCTTGGTCAACAACAACTGCTATAACAACTCCAAGATATGGATTTGCTTGTTTTGGAATAACTTCAAGTGCCATGGCAGCAGGAGGAAGTAATAATTCAAGTAATTATTTTTCATCCTCTGATACTTGGTCAGGGACAGCTTGGGCTACAACCGGAGCAATGACTCAAGCTATTTATTCATTGACAGGATCTGGAGCAAGTGTAATAGCTGGCGGATTGACAATGGGTGGACAAAATGGTGGCCCTAGTTTTATATCATTAACACAAAGATGGCTTGATACACAAACTGCTTTTACATTTACAGATCCTAAAGTTCCAAAAATTTTAATGTTAAAAGCTACTGCTTCGGGAAGTGGTGTTCAATGGCCAGCCAATGTTAATTTTGATTCATCTTCTGCTGTATCTACTGCAGCAGGATATATAGATTTAATAATATTTTACTTTAATGGAATTTCTTACTATGGAACTATTTACAATAGATATGAATAGGAGACAATAAATGATAAATCAAGCTTGGTCCACAACATCTTCTATGAATATAACAAAAAGTTTCTCTAATGGCTGTGGGTCCGCTTTTAATGCTTTAAGTTTTCAAGGAAATAATGGAAGCAATTTAACAAACTGTGAAGTTTGGTTAACAAATGCTTGGTCAACAACAACTTCTTCTAGTACTGCAAAATATAATGTAGGGTGTGCAGGGAATGCAATAGCCGCATTATGTTTTGGCGGACAAGCATATACAACTCTTAATGAAATATGGTATGGAACAGCTTGGTCAACAACAGGAGCACTTACTATAGCTAGAGGTGCTTTAGCGGGTTGTGGAACAACTTCGTCTGCTTTAGCAAATGGTGGCGAAAATAATAACTATATGCTTTTAACAGAAAAATGGGGAGGATCAACCTGGGCAACTACAACAGCCGGACAATATACAATAGCTACTCATAGTATTATAGGCGATTCTACAACTGCTTTAAATGTTGGCGGACATAATGGAAGTGGCCCTATGACTGTAGCACAGAAATGGTCAAGTAATGCTTGGTCGACAACTACAAATCTTTCTGTTGGTCAAAGAAGTATGGGTTCAGCCGGAATAGCAACCGCTGCATTAATTTTTGGAGGAACTAATTCAACAGGAACGACAGGAGTTACTCAAAAATGGGATAATTCATCTTGGTCAACAACATCCTCATTAAATATACCTAGAACTTATGCATGTGGCGGGGGAACTACTAATTCTTCTATTTGTTTTTCAGGATCTAATGGATCTTATGTAATAGTAAGTGAAGTATTTAATAAAACATCTGATCCTTATTCTATGTATTATTATAATAATTATGATTCTGAACTTGAAGAAATTAATCTTGGGGAAACTCAAAATGCAATAGGAATAGACTGGACAAGAGGTCGTTACCAAAGAATAGAAATAACTCCATTTATTTCAGATGCTTGGGCGACAACAACTTCATTAAATATTATAAGAGGTTGGGTAGCAAGTGCAGGAACATCAACAGCTTGTTTAGCATTTAGTGGTTCAAATACTTCTTATTTATCTTCTACTGAAATATGGAAAAGTGATACATGGGCAACTACATCTGCAATGGGAGCCGTTAGACAAGGAGTGGCAGGATGTGGGGCAACTAATACTGCTTTAGCCGTTGGTGGTTTTAATGCAAGCTATGTTACAAGAGTTGAATATTTTGCAGGGACAGCTTGGGCAACAACAACTGCCTTTTCATCAGCTAGAGCTTATATGGCTGGAGTAGGGAGTAGGGCATCAGGATTTTTCTTTGGCGGTAGAAACTCATCAACAGCTTATCAAGCAAATAGTTATAAGTGGAGTGGGACAGCTTGGTCAACTACAACTGCTTTATCTCAGTCAAAAGCTTTTCACGCAACAGCAGGAATAAGCACTGCTTGTTTAGCTTACGGTGGTTATAACTCAACCGCAACATATATGAGTTCAACTGCTATATGGAGTGGATCAGCTTGGGCTACTACAATTGCTTTAAATATTGCTGTTCAAGCTCCTAGTGGCGCAGGAAGTACATCAGCAGCATTATCAGTTGGGGGAACCAATGGATCATATTTAGCATCATGTGAATTTTGGAATGGTTCAGTATGGGCTATGACATCAAATGTTAATGTTAATAAATGTGAAGCAGGAACTAATAATTATAATACTTCTGTTCCTGATTGTTTAGCATTTGGTGGTTGTAATAGTACAACTCCTACATATTTATCAACTACTGAATTATTATCAACTCCTACTCAATATTGTGTTGTAAGTTTTACAGATGATCCTTCTCGCCCATGTATTGTATATTTAAGAATTATCCAAGGAGCTGGAGTAGATGCTAAAAAGATAACATGGCCTGCAAATGTAAAACTTTGCTCAACTGCTAATAGAATAAGTACTGGTGATGGATGGGTAGATTATGCAAGGTTGTATTTTGACGGAACTACCTATTGGGGTTACATTAGTGAACACTTCTCATAAGGATTTAAATTAATGAAGATATTCCCATCATGGTCAACAACTTCTTCAGTAAATTCAGTTAGAAGAGCTGGCGGAAGTGTAGGAAGTACTCTATCTGCATTATTTTATGGAGGCAGTACAGCAGCAAATACAGCAGTCACAAATAATGAATTATGGTCAGGAACAACTTGGGCAACTACATCAGCATTGACTGCAGCTAGATATTGTCTTGCTCATTGTGGAATAGCAACAGCAGCTTTAGCTATGGGTGGTTGTACAGGAACAGGACCAACATATTTTTCAAATCATTATATATGGAGTGGTTCATCTTGGGCAACAACTACTAGTTTATTAAGAGTAGAAGGATACATGAGAGCAGTTGGAACCACAGATAGTGCTTTATTATTTGGAGGTCAAAACGGAAGTACTCTTAATAAAACAGATAAATGGTCAGGAACTGCTTGGTCAACTACAACAGTTTTAACAGGTGTTAAACACAGTCCTGGTGGAGTTGGAAATACTTCATCTGCTTTATGTATAGGAGGAACAACTGGCGGTAGATATACAAATGTTGTAGAACAATGGTCAGGTTCATCTTGGTCAACTACAACTGCAATAAATGTAATTAGATTTAGTCCTGGTTCAGTTGGAAATACATCATTTGCTCTAATATATGGAGGAGATAACTCAGTAGCTATTTCATCATCAGAATCTTGGAGTATGTCAACATGGACAACTGTAAGTAGTTTAAATGAAGTAAGAAATTATACGGGTCATGCAGGAACAGCATCAAATGCATTAGCATTTGGTGGTGGGAACGAGTCAGCTTTTCTAAATACTGGAGAATTATGGGACGGTCAATGGCAGTATGATAACAATTATACCGCTACTGAATATGATAACGGAGATACTGGAGATTCTTCATCTTTTACATTAGATTGGAGTAGAGGAAATTTCCAAAAAATAACATTATCTCCAATGCCACCTCAAGCATGGGCAACAACATCAGCAACAAGTCTTGTAAGAATGTATGTAGCTTGCTGCGGAACACAATCAGATGCTTTGCTTTTTGGTGGTACAAATCTTTCATATCTTTCTACAACTGAAATTTGGAACGGTTCAACTTGGGCAACCACAACTGCTATGGGAATAGCTAGACAAGGATTAAGTGGTTGTGGAACAACTGGAGCTGCCTTATCAATGGGCGGATATAATGGAAATTATACAACAAGAGTTGAAAAATGGTCAGGGACAGCTTGGTCGACTACAGCATCTATTTCAAATAATAGAACTTACGGAGCAGCTTGTGGAACAACTGCAGCCGCTTTATGTTTTGGTGGAAAAACTACAGCAATGGCAAGATATGTATCAACTACACAACAATGGGATGGAGCAGCTTGGCAGACAGGTGGCGCTTTACCTGAGAGTAAAGGTGGTTTAGCAGGAATAGGAATAACATCATCTGCATTAGAATTTGGAGGGGGAAATACTTCATCTCTTTATTTTTCTACATGCGGAATTTGGTCAGGATCAACTTGGGCAACGACAACAGTTTTAAATGCCGCAGTTAATGGAGGTTCAGGAAGCGGAATATCATCATCAGATGCTTTATCATTTGGTGGAGGTAATACAACTGCAACTTCTTTAACAAATACAGAAAAATGGTCAGGAACTTCTTGGGCAACATCAAGTTCTCTTAATATAGCTAGAGGTACTGCGGCTGGAGGATGTGGAACCACATCAGCTAGTCTTACTTGTGATGGAAGCAATGGTAGTTATTTATCAAGTACTGAAATTTGGAAAAACTCTGGTACTGCTTGTACTTTTACTTTAGGAAGACCATCTTCTAATAACTCATTTTTAATTTTAAAAGTAACTCAAGGTACTGGAGGAGGTTTAACTATAACTTGGCCATCTACTGTTAAATTTCCTACTGATTATAACTCTCTTTCAACTATTGAAGGTCGTATAGATATTATTGAATTATATTTTGATGGAACTAATTATTTAGCAAATATATGGAAAAATTTTGTATAGAATTAACTAATTTTTGGAACAAAATACAAAATAAATAATGAGGTTAATAGATATTAATGAGTAAAATGTATGAGGAATATTTAAAAGGAGATGTACCACTTCAAGAGCAAAAGACTAGAAAGAAAGTTCATTCTACTCTTGGAGCTGTTGTATTTCCTGTGTGGATTCCATATAGATTAATAAGAGCTGCTTTTCAAAAATGTACTAGAGAATGTGGAATTCTTTCAATTAATACTCCTCATAGGCAGAGATGTTTATTAACTTGTAAAATGAAAAAGAAACAAGCTCTTCTTAAAGCATTAGATGATTTAAAACCTCATTGTGATAAGTTTAAAGGTGATTGGAGAAAGAATAGGTGTTTAAAAAAAATAGAAAAAGGAAAAGCTAAACTAGAGAAAGAAATACATGAACTAAGAAAAGAAATAATCAATCGAATCTAAGAAAGGAATTAATATGTCTAAAGAATTGGTGAGTAAAGAGAATACTGAACTAGAATTATTTACAGAGCAAGGTAATTATTTATCAGAGATATTACCTGGTCATAAAGAAATGTTATCTTTTATTGAATCTAATGTTCCTGAGATAGGACGAGCTTCATCTTTATTTAGAAAGACTCAATCTCAATTTATGGATAATATGTTGACTGTTTCTAATTTAACTCCAATTAGAAACTTGAGACAGATTCTAGCTGAGATTGAAAATACAATGCATGCTTTAAGAGAGAATTATTATAGACGTAAAAGAGCAGAAGTTGAAATTAAGAAGTTAGAAAGAAAGTTAGAAGCTGAGGATGATGATTTAGAAAGACAATTAATTGAAATAGATTTAGCTGATAAAAAAAGTTCATTACTTATGGGTAATGGTTATATATCAGGAGCGGTAAGAAAACTTACTAACTATATGGTTCAGTATAATAGTATACTTGAACAATATGGACTTAAAGATTTTAATGAACTTGATTTTGAGGAAGAGGAAGAGAAGTATCACATTATGAAATCATTTGAGCAAGCATTATGTGCTGCCCGTTCCAGGAATGGATTAATAGATGAAGGTAATCAAATTTATTTTCATCAAATAGGTATTAATGGTGCTACTGCTCAGATAGAAGTATTAAAATATTTTCAAGCTGAAAAGTCATATTTTGAACAAGGTAAGGAACCATCTCATTCAATGGTTGTTGATTTCTTATTAGAGATGGCAGATAAGTTTAAAGGGTGTTCAAAACCATTACAAACATTCAAAGGAATGAAAACTGATATTACTAAACTAGCTACTGTAGGAGATTAGTTATGGATAGATTAGAAAGAATTGAAAAATTAAAAAAGCTTAAAAAATTACTTGAGCAAATTGATTATAAAAAATTACAAAAGTTAAGGAAAGAAAAGTATTTAAAAGCTGGCGGTTATTATGCTGCTAGAAGAGCTGATGATTTAAATTATATAAATAAAGAAGAAGGTAAAGCTTTAAGAAGAGCACAATATTTAAGAACAGGTGAATATGGAAAGGAAGGACCATTAGAGGCTAAACTTAGAGCTAGACAAGAAAGAGAAGCTACTAGACAATCAGCAAAGAGAGTAGGACAATCATCAGGAGAAAAAGCAGTTGCCGGTGGAGCTAAACCTACAGGAAAGACAATTGATTATGCAGGTATTGATAAAAGATTAAGAGCTAGACATGAATATCATAAAAAGACAGCAGGTAGATTACAAGGTGAAATTAATGTTGCTAGAGCTCAAGGAAATAAAGAAAAAGTTATTGCTTTACAGAGAGAATTAGGTAAAGTTCAAGGACAAGGATCAAAAATAGAAAAACTCAGAAAGGGTTTAAGTTTAAGAGGTGCAAGAGAAACAGCTAGAAGTCAAGCGATTAATGCATCTCAAAATAAAAACGCAGCAAAATCATTAGGTAAATTAGGAAAGAAAGGTAAAATCGCTGCTGGAGTAGCAGGTGCAGCTTTAGCAACCGCAGCAGGATTAAAAGCTTTTGCTAAAATGAAACGTAAAAAAGAAATAGCAGCTAAATTGGCAGCACAAAAAGCCAATAAAAAATAGAAGAATTCCGGGATAGATTAACTTAGTTAACTGAGATACTATTCCCAAGATAACAAAAATAATAATAAGATATTATACCAGTGGAGATTAAAATATAAATGAAAATATTAGAACAATATCTTGAAGATATTCAAAATGAGCAATTAGATGTTATAGGTAAAGGATTATCCACAGGTTATAAGTATGCAAGTAAAGCTTTACACCACGCAGCAGGAGCAAGTAGTAAAGTTAAGATGCCTGATATTGCAAAATATCTTTATTCAAAAAGAGATGAAGCATATAAAATTGCTGAGGTTTTAAAACACAATCCATCTCCTGAAAATATATATGCTGTATTAGTTAGTCTTAAATATAAAGCTGCGACTATAATGGTTGTCGCTGGAATCTTAACTTTTACATATAAAAGATATAAAAGAAATTGGACTAAAGCTGGAAGGTATTGTAAAGGAACGAGTGGATCACAAAGGACTGCTTGTTTAAGAAGATTTAAAGTTGCAATACTAAAAAAGAGAATTGAGGATTTACAAAAAGCAAAAGAATTTTGTAAAAAGAGTAGAAATCCTCAGAAATGTGTAAGTAAAGTTGACGCAAAAATTTTAAAGATTAAAGAAAGAGTTTCAATTCTTCAAACACAAGCAGAAAGAAAAAAAGATAAGAACATTTAAATGGAGATTAAAAAAATGACTTTAACAGAGACATTAGCAGAAAGAGTAAGAACAGTTATTATTGCTTCGTTAAGTGAAAAGAGATCGGATGGTAAAATTTCTAAGAAGCAGTTTCAGTCACTTGTAGAGGGTGTTGAAAATACTTCAGATAAGACTCTTCTTGAGAAAACTATACTCACGGAAGAAAAAGGAAAGAAAAAGTTCTGGATTCAAAAAGCAATTAAGAAACCAGGGTCGTTGCATAAGGCATTGGGTGTAGCAAAAGGAAAGAAGATTCCTGCTAAGAAACTAAAAGTTAAGGAATCTGATTCTCCTTCTTTAAAGAAAAAGAAAGTATTAGCCAAAACATTAAAGAATATTGCAGCAAAGAAAAAAGGTTAATGATGCTTGAGAACAATAACCGGGAGGTTAGTCCACGTATTAGACAGTAATAAGAATTCTATTATTGTTCTAATGGAAGATAAAGCAAAGAAACCAATTGCGTTTAAAACTGAAGGTGCATTAGTTTTAGATGAATCAAGTATGAACTTTCAAGTTAAAGTTCAAGAACCATTATTAGCAAATCCATTTAAACTTTTAAGAAAGTGTAAGGATATTGCTACAGTTGGATCTTTTAGTGGACTAACCTCTGATGGTATGTTTGAGCCATTTTTTGTTTCATTTACTACTAACTTACTTCCAGGACAATGGAAGCTATATACTATGCCAAATAAGAAATTATTTTTTACGAGGCTAAGATAATATGAAAAAGAGATTATCAGAACAAGGAAAAATGGTTGCGGCTAAGTTGTTTAATCTAACAAGAAAGTTAAAAGATAAGAAGCTAACTGATTCTCAAGTAGAGATGATACGAGATAAGATAAAAAAATTAAGATCTTCTTTAGAGTAGTGAGATAAATTATGCTAGCTCCATACAAAATGAATATAAGAAATTATAATAAACAAAAAGAAGGTTTATTGATAGTTCGCCCGTAAGGATGTCAATGGATGAAGGCTACAATTACTGTAGAAACTCCAAATAGTAGCTTAAGATTTTTTAGCATAAGGTTCTGGGATACAACCTTTGCTAAGATTGTTAATATATTTGTAAGTGTTAAGGTATGGACATTAATTTGTGTTTTCTTAATGGTTAATAAAATTTACATAGAAGCTGAGAAATATAGAGGAACTTACTGAACAATATTTTTTAAACCTGAATTAGTTACTCAGCTAATTAAAATTCAAAAAGATTTATATGATGTTGCTAATGCCATGTTAATTGGTGCTATTGTTGTTATAGTTTTATCTAGAGATTCTATTAAACATGCTCAAATTAAAAAAGATTGTGGAGTAAGTAGTGATGGTGCTGGAAATTAATTTTGGTGATTTTAATTTAACCACAATCATTACATTTCTTGGCATTATTGTATCTTATTTAAAATTATCTGACGATCTTGGTTTTATTGGAAATTTTGGTAATTACCTTAAAAAGTTGAACTTTTTTAGAACAAAAATAAAATAGTATCCCCATTCTTACAAAACTAAAACTATCATTATTTCAGGAGATTGTAGGGAGCAATGAGTAAAACAAGGACAATAGTTCTGGCAAGAAATTTATTAAACGAGTTATCTGGTGATAATCCCGAATTCTTTGACTCCATCAATTCACTACTCGAACAACTGGAGAATAAACCAGAACCAAACCAATCAGAAATTCACCTCACGACCCTCCTTTACCAAATTACCGAAAAATTAAAACTATTAGAATCTCATCTTAGAGAATACTCTAATGACTCTAATAGTATGTCAAAAACTCTCTCAGCTCTCTATGATAATAATGATGGATACGGAACATCAAGATTATTCAAATCGTAAATTTCATAATTCAAAGTTTAAAAAAAGATTTACAATAAGAAAAACCGGCATTTTTTCTTTAATAATTTTATAAGGTTATAAAGGAGAAAATTAACGAAAAACCCTATTCAATATAAAAGGGATGAATTCTTTTTTTAACTTAAAAAATTACTGAAAAGGGGAATTAAGAATGGCAGTAGAGACATCAACTATTATTGCCGGAGCAGCTTGTATAATCTCTGGATTAGGAATGGTTTGGACATATTTTGGAGGGATTTTAAGTATCAGAAAAGAAACTATTGCTGCTATCGACTCTGCTAAAGAAGCAATGGATAAAAATTATAAATCCTTGGGTTCTGAATTAGTGAAGCAAGGAAATCGAATAACAACAATGGAGACGAAGATGGAACTTTTCTGGAACGCAGTAGGTGGAGTAATGTCAAGTCTCATTAAGCAACCTATACATTTTAGAAAAGATGAGTTAATGGATAAATTAGTAGGAGATAAGTTACCAGGAAGTAGTACGGATGAGTTACTAGAGTTAAGAATAATATTAGAAGATGAATTAGTAACATTAAGAGAAATTAAAGATCCGAAAAGTTTAGTATATGCTCTAGCCTTAGCATACATTGACCAGATTCTCTACGATAGAGGCATAGTCAAAGATAAAAAGACTATAGGAGAAGCTTAGAGCCATGATTTTATCAACACTTGGAATAATATCACTTATATTAATTGCAACAGTAATATTATATGCGCAAAGAATTTTAAAATATGCAGATTATATTCCCATTTGGAGAAGAGGATGGGCATTTTTTATTGGTGCTATGATTTCTGTTCTTTTAAGAAGAACAATTGAAATGTCAGATATTTCTATAATTGATAGTGAATATATTACATTTTCACTTGTTATTATAACTATGATTTTTTTATTGATTTTTATTAAAAATATAGCAGAAGTGTTTAGAAATATTTCAACATTAAATAAAGAGAGTAGATTTTCAACACTAGTTAAGCATCTTCCAGCTGGTGTTGTAGTATATGATGAAGGAAGTTCTATTATCTATGCAAATTCACGAGCATCTGAAATTTTAGGACTTACACAAAATCTTGAAGGATTCTATGATAGAGATTTAAACAAAACATTACATTTTACTAGAGAAGATGGAACTCCACTTCCAGAAAATGAATATCCTGTAAATGTAGTTTTAAGATCTGGTGAAGAATTTTATCATCACATCTATGGTGTTTCAACTAAAAATGGTCAAAAATGGGTTTTATGTAATGCTTACATGACATCAAATGGTGTAAGACAAGTTGCAGTAGTTTTTATTGATATAACTGAGTTAAAGAATTCTCAATTACAATGTAAAATTTCTGAGGATATGTATAAAAAAGCATTCATGGCTAGTCATGATGCAGTTGTAATTTCTAGATTAGCAGATGGTAAGATATATTCAATTAATAAATCATTTATTAATTTTGCTGGCTATACTGAAGAAGATCTTAAAGATAAAACAGTATTTGATATTAATTTATGGAAAAATTCAGAAGATAGAAAAAAGTATATTTCTTCTATTAAAGAGTATGGTTTAACTAGAGATTTAGATGCTCATTTCAATAGAAAAGATGGAACTGATTTTCATGGATTAGTATCAGGTACAATAGTTAAATTAAATGGAGAAGAATGTCTTTTAACTTCTGTAAAAGAAATTTGTAGTTTTCCTAGAAACAGAAGGAAAGAAGATAAGAAATAATTCCAAATTAGAACAAAATTAAAAGTGAACTGTGAAAGGATAGTTTATGAAAGTGAACGATTGTCCAAAATGTAATCCGACAAAGGTAGATTGGGAAGAAGGTAATTTTTATGGATATCAATGCTTTGAATGCACAACAGGTAAAACAGCATTCATAGTTCATAAGGAGCATGTAAGTTACATTACTCCTGATGAAGAAAAAGAAATGTTATCATTAATAGAAAAGTATTACCCTGATTTAAAAGCTAAAGGTTTATATAAGACTAGAAAAAATTATGTTCATTTTTATGAGTTTCTAGTCAGAAGAGAGGCCTAAAATATATGGAGAGTGATAGTAGTAGTTTTAAAAAGATTGTAATAAAAAACACAGTAACAGATTTACTTTTAAAAGCATTTGCAGTATTTATATTATTTTATGTTTTTATTAGTATTAGTAATAGATAAATTAAATAGGAGTTTATAAATAATGCCTACAGCAACTATAGTAAGAGCCGAAGTTTCAAATAGCAGTCCACAGCTAGTTTACATTCGATATACTTATCCGGATGGAATACCTGCAATGACTGATGCAACATCTCTTATTGAATTGGATCTTATGATTCCGAATCCAAGAGATTATACACACATACCGGTCACAGAATTAATAATTCCACCTGGGCCAGTTGATATTGATCTTATGACCGTTGCTGTATCTTGTGATTCAAAATCATTTGACTTTAGTATCTTTGATAAAGATGGTGCTGCTCCAGATTTAATTGATACTATATTTGAAGTTTGTATTTATTATGATCTTCAATATACAATGGCAGACTTTTTCTTAGAGACATATCTTATTAAGAATGAAGATGTGCCTAGGACAAATAAACTATATGCCTGGATTAATAATAAAGACAGTGTTGATACTGGACCAATTGAATTCATATTAACATACAAGTTAATGTAAGAGGCTTAATAATGGACAAAGAAAAACTATCAGATATTATAGTTGCTAATGTTATTGGTAAAAGTCCTTCTATAATTAGACCAAATCTTATACATAATATTAATGCTATTAAACAATTTCTTATCCAGAACTATAATATTGATATTACAAAAATAGATAAGCAAGCATTTAAGACTACAATTGCTATTAAACCAATGCTTCTTAAAATAGTTTCTGAAGATCTTTCTCCTAATAATATTGTATTTATAATGAAACATACTAATTTATTTTCTCTTGAATTAGATGCTATGTTTCCAGAGTTAAAACCAGAAGATGTAATAGCAAAATTATTTGTTAAGACATATTTCTTATATATGGTATTTTTAATTTCTTGTAGAATTATAACAAAGAAACCTATTAGTATGAATCTTCCTACTGTTGCTGTATTTATGGGTCCATTATTAGATGAGTTAGCACTGTTTACTTTTGTTGTTGGTAAACAAAAGTTATTACATATAAATGGTTATTTTAGATCATCAAAGTTTACAAGATTATTCTTTGATTCATTATACTCTGGATCATTTAAGAGACCATTCTCTATTGAGTCATTAGCAATTAATATTATGTATAGTACATATGTAAAACTTTTTGAGAATGAAAAAATTAAAAGGATTTTAAGAACAGATGTTTCAAATGAGATTAATGTAATTACATTAACATTCTTTATGTTATTAGTATCAACTTACTCTGTAAATATTAAAACCTATATTAAAAGATCATCAAGGTATCTAATTACTCTTTATGAGAAAAATAAAGGATAACATAATTATATTCGATACTCCAGAAGATTGGAAAGTTGGTCTTCTTAGGTATCATGAACCACCTATAGGAAAGAAGTTTATATTTGTCTTTCCTGATGAGCAAGTAAGAATATTTCATACTGTAGGTATGGAGTTCAATATAGATATTACTTTCTTTGATTCAAATGAGAAAGTTGTTGCTTCTTATAAAAATTGTGAACCAGGAAAAGAAAATATATCATCAAAAAAGCCAGCAAAATATGCTGTTGAGATACCATCAATAAAATAAGGATTAATATTATGAAAAAAATTACTCACTGTAGAATAGCTTTACTAAAAGCAATTATGGAAAGTGATCGTTCAGTTAAAGAAAAGAAATCTTTAGTTGAAGCTGTTAGAAATACAAGTGATAGAGACTTAACTATTAAAATACTAAAGAAAATTAATGAAGTTAAGTATGTTCCTAAAGAATTAAAACATCCTATAAGCACTTGGAGAGGAGATGTGGGTGCGATAGGTGGAGCAATTCCTGGTATGGCAGTAGCAGTTGGTTCTAAAAGTAAACTAGGATTAGCTGGTGGAGTACTTCTCTCACTTGCAGGTATGTTATATGGAATAGATAAAATGACTATTGCGCATAAGAAAAAATGTGCTCAATTTAAAGGAAATGATATACAATATTATCAATGTAAAATTGCTGCAAGTAAAGATATTATTTCTAAATTATCAGTTTTAAGGTCTAATTGTAAAAAGACAAAAAATCCACAAAAATGTTTTAATAAGATTAATGCTCAAATTGAGATATGGAAAGAGCAATTAGAAGATGACAGAAGAGATTTAATTGATTCTGTAAAGATACTTAGACAAAAAAGACAAAGACAAAATGAAATTGCAAAAAAGAGTAAAAAAGCAGGAGAGAAAAAATAAACCTAAATAAGAAAGGTTCACTTAATGTCATTTGAAGAGCGGATGGAAGAATTACTACAAAAGAATTTAACAGAGGACGGGTTTAAGTTTTGGAAGGTTTTGTTTGAGAAGATCCCACCAATATGGGATAAACTTTCATCTTCAAGTAAAAAGTATCATCAAGATCAGAATGGCAGAGTAAGAACAGTTGGCGAACATACTTTTGAAATGCTTTATGCATGCTCAAGAGTAATGAGAATGTTTAAGATTAATAATAAATGTAAGCAATCTGATTTACTTTTATTATCAATCTTTTTACATGACGCTTTTAAGTATGGAATTGATGATCCTCTTAATACTAAACATACTGTTAAGAACCATGATGCTATTATTGGTAATACTGTCTTTGCTAATAAAGATAAGTTTTTAAATTTCTTTGATGATAAGCAAGTTGCTTTAATGGAACATATTACGAGATATCATTCAGGAATCTGGAGTACAGATGTAAGTGAAAACTTTTCACTTAGATCTTTAGATCCTGAAGCATTGTTTGTTCATATTCTTGATATGCTGAGTGCAAATAATTGTCTAAAGATTCCAGAAGAGGAAAAAAAGGATGTCACTACTTCATGAGCTTGATATAAAAAAAGTTGAAATTGCTATTGATAAAAAAAGAGATGATCTTAAAAGAAGAGTAGTTTATATTAACAAGTATATTGATAAACTATTAGGTCAGCAACAATATCAAGCTAAGAGAAAAAACCTTAAAGGTTTTGAAGCAGGTCAAGCTAAGTTAAAAGAATTATATGCTGAAAGAGATGGTATCGTAAAACAATTAAATAAAATAGGAAAAATTGACAAAAAAATATTAGCTAGAAATGCAAGAAAAGTATTTACATTGGGTAAAAAAGGAAAAGCTGCTCTTGCGGTTGGTGGAGCTTTAGCTGCTGGCGGATTAATTAAATATGCTTTGAGTAAGGAAAAAGATTAATGCTTTATAGTAGAAGGTTGGTTCCAGATCTTCAATATTACATCAACACCTTCATTATTGATACTATTTTAAATAAAAACCTCATTCCTTTTTCTACTCCAGTTGATAGATATTATTTAGATGAAGATAAATCTTTTATAAATCTTTTATTCAATGATAATTGGCCAAATTATTTACACTACTATAGATATTTATATAGAAAAGAATCAATTTCTGCATGTCCTGGAGGAATAAGAGTTAGATTAATGCTCTACCCTCAAACAGGAGAATACTTTGTATGTGATTCAGATGATACTTCTATATGTGATTTTAATTTATTTGATTTAAAAGCTGATGACTTTACGATGTTAGATTATCTTTTACAATATAGACTTGATTCAACTTGTACCATTACAGTTGATTATAACGATTTAACAACTGCTTTATCTAAACTTATTTATATTTACTTAACTGTTAAGTTAACCGGAGATTATTCTTTATATGATAATGATACAATCCTTTCTCCTCTAGATAAACCACTAGAGAATTTTTATGAACTGTATGTGATAGAGACAATATTTAATACAGTTTCTGCAAAGGGGATATAACATTGTTCACAATAGACGATTATTTTAAGATCTTTGCTTATCTTAAAGATGGAGATGCTTCTGATCTTGATGCTAAAACTACAGCTTTAGCATTATCTGAACAAGCTAGAGTTCAACAATTTTTTGAAGCAACATTAGATCAAGAAACATTTACTACAAGCGACTATTTAAAATTTAGAGATTTTCTTATTGATTGGTATGCTAGTCATAGAACAATGGTAACAACCCAAAAGACGGTAAGCGATGTTTATTCAATGCCGTCTGCTCATCTAAATGAACTTATTAAGAGCTTTGGTTTTGATGCTTATGAAGCTCTTAGAAATATGAATTCATATAGTAAGATCTTATTCTTTTACGATCTTGTTAACCTATATAAAGTCAAAGGTACACCCTATTCCCTATTTAAAGCACTAAGTTATTTTGGTGTTCCGAGTCTTGAGTTAATTGAATATTGGCTACAGTTCGATGGAAAAGTTGATGAAACACCACCATATGGAAACTTAGTGTTTAGAGGAGAAAGAGTATTTGCTACACCCGGAATTCCAACCAGAGTTATTTCGGATATTGATTTTAATGTTGTTAATCTTGATCCTCACTGGATGCTCACAGAGGATCAAATAAGAACACAATTTAATAATAGTTTAATTAGATTCCCTTCAAAATCTCCTTACTATGGAATAAGACCAACATTCTTAGCAGATAATATTTATCTGTCTATGTCTATTGTGGTAAGGAAAGCTCAAGATGATTATATCAAATGGAAAGCTGATGGAACAAATCCGAGAATAATAGATACAAGTATTGCTTATACTGTTTCATTTCTTGAATTATATTTAGGTGTTGTTTATTCATTTAGTAGAAGTTTTCATCCAGCTGGTTCTCATGTAGGAAACTTTATTTGTTATGATGGAACAAATACAGATGTTGAAATTATTACAGATGAATATAATAGTATAATGAAAAGACCATCTACTAGATTAGAAAGAAAGACTCTGTATAATCAATTCTTGGATTTATTTTCTAGAAATATTTCTTTAAATTTTTTAGAAATTAAACAAGCAGAAGATTTATTATTAGAATTATATCCTAATTTTAAATATGAAATTGATTCATATTTTGCTGTTGGAAAAGAAGAAGAAATAGTTAGATTATTATTATCTGATTTATCACAATGGGTAATGAATAACCTTGATCTTCCTACGTTTAACATTGGAAGTTTAATGTTAGACTTTGATGATTTTTCTCTTAACTATCTTAAACAAGTTTCTGAGTTTTTTAAACCTTATAGAGCTAGATTAGTATTTACTGAAAAGATTATTAATATAATGAATCCTCTTGAGGATTCTATTGTTACTGAGGATTTATGTATTGATGAAGTTCATGACCAAATAATTGATTTTGATACAGCTGACCATAAACCTGGTATTTTACCTGATGATCCCACACCTCAATATTATCAAAGAGAAACATTTGATATGGGGTCAAAATTTGATGTTGGGGCCTCGTGGGATAAAAATCAAAAAGATTTAGAAGTAACAGAATTTATAGAAGATAAATTAAATATTCATCCTGAAAATTCTTCTTACTATAATAATGATTATACTGATCTTGGAACAGTGGATCATGTCCATACAATAACTACATCTGGCGGATTTACTAGATTTGATACTGGTTGGCAATTTGATAAACCTTTCAATAACGACTATGTTAAAATAATTGTAATAGATCCAATTTAAAAAACAAAAAAATTAAAACCCGAAGGTTTTAATTTTCTTTCTTCAACTCAATCTCATTCTTTGTCTTCTCTGATTCCAAAGTCTATTTTTCCATTGGTCTGTCATAGAATACGTATATTTAATAACATCAATTACAAAATCAATTGGATTTATGAGACTAGACATCACTTCATCTGGTTCATACATACTATCATCATGAACTTGTAAACCTTCCCTTAAATCATAATCTAAAGACTTAGTAGATTCATCTGACATTATGAATCCTCCTTTATTTTTTTGTTATTATTACATAAGAAATCGACGCGTTTATTAAAGATATTTTCCATTTAAAACACTTCAAACCAACTAATATAGTTATTTGTAAATTTAGAACAAAATTAAAATTACTTTAACCCACTTAACATGAGGATTTAAAGCATGGAACAATATCCTATGAAAGTCAAGCTTGTAATACAGGATGGTCTTAGTAAAAATTTACAACCAAGAGAAATTTTTGCAATGGCAGTTAAAGTTGGATATGGAGGAAATTATAAATCTTTTAGAAATTTTTTATCAAGTATTAGATCAGATGTTATTAATCAAAAACCAAATCAAGGAGAATCATTAGTAAGAATACTAAAACAAAGAGAGTCAGTAAGAGTTAAGGATTTATGTTCTGCATTAAATTGTAAACCATCAGTATTAGATTTATTAATTATAGGATGTAAGAAAAAAGGATTTGAAATTGGTAGAGATGGAGATTTAGTTTTTTTAAGTAAATCAGCAATTCAAAATGTTCAAAAGATTCAAAAATTAGCATATAAAGAAATTATTTTTGCTGTTGCTGGAGATTTACATTTTGGATCTAGATCGGTTCAAATAACTGCTTTAAAAGAATTTTGTGAAATATGTAGAAAGAAAGGTGTTAAACATATTTTAGGTCCGGGTGATATAACAGCAGGCTATGGAGTTTACGCAGGTCAACTTTATGACTTATATGCTGTAACTCCAGAAGAACAAGCTGATTCATTACTTGCAAATCTTCCTGAAGGTTTTGATTGGTATTTAATGGGTGGAAATCATGATCACTCATTTATTAAAAAAGGTGGTTTAAATATTTTTAGTGTTATTAAAAGAAGAAGAAAAGATATACATTATTTAGGTTTTGATGATGTTGACATTCCAATTTTAAATAATACTGAACTTAAAATGATTCATCCGTCTGGTGGCGTTCCTTATGCTATTTCATATCGTCTTCAAAAATCAGCAGAGCAAATTTCATATAGTGAATTATCAAAAATTGCATACGGTGCAAAAGATAGACCTAGTATAAGATTTATATTATCAGGTCATTTACATATTCAAATGCAAGCAATGTTTGGATCAATCTTTGGTGCTCAAACTGGATGTTTTGAAGGTCAGACAAATTATCTAAAACGTAAAGGATTATTCCCAGCAATAGGTGGTTATATAATCAAAGCATCATTGGGAACGAATGGGTTATTAAGAAATTTTGAAGCTAAGTTTTATATCTTTAATGAAATTGAAGATGATTGGAAAAATTATAGACATGTTTTTAATGGTGAACAAGAAAAAATAAATCCTTTATTTTAAAATAAATAACTAAGAAAAGAGTGGGCCGAAGCCCACTCTTTCCTTCTTTCACAGTCACAACCGTTAGTGTCTTTTTACTAAGATCACGAAACAAATTGTCCCAATTCAAGGTGTAAATCATTATGGAACTCAACCTTACTCTCCTCATCTTATAAGGGAGTCCCTAAGCAACAGCAGATCTCATATCTTAAATATAAAAACTGCTATCACGAAAAATTCTTAATTTTCTTATTCTCATAAATAAATATATATAGACATTATTGTTTATTTTAGATTTCAAAAAGAGAGAGATCACTGAGCCCCCGCCTGGAGGTGATCTCTCAAAGTAGGTAACTTTTTTTTGTTCTTATATATAATGAGGAGGCGAGATATAAGTCCTTTGGGAATATTAATATATATAAACAAGATCTGATTAGAAAACAAAAAAAAAGAGAAGGTCGGTGTTACAACCATTCTCTAAAAATCGAGTAATGAAATAATCTACTCGTTATTTTTCTTTTTTATTGCTATCACGCAATCCTCTTTCGTTCCAAACTTTAATTAAATCATCTTCTTTCTCAGAAGAAGCCATAACAAGAAAGAATGGAAAATGCAATGGGTTCATGCAAACTATTGTCCAAACATCATTACGAAATTCTTTATGTAAAAATTTCGTAGAATTACATATAGGACATGGTTTGACGGTAATATTATAGTTATCATTAAAATTAGCATAACAAAGCGAAGCAAGTAATAATACACATATTGTTATTATTAATGGTTTCATTAATGTCTCCAGTTTAAACTATTGTAACATCTTTACCTTTTGGCGGAAGCCATAATTTCTTGACGTTATTCCATCCGAGTTTGAAACTTTCATGCATAATCATCTCAAATAAAACTGCTTTGAGATCTTCATGCTTATGTGTAGTGAAATGACCTTCTGGTTCTCCGATTGTACCTCTATATAATGTTGCTTGATACAATGATATAGCTTCTCCATCATTTTTGTGTTTGAAGATATGATAATTAACATCAAGATCGTCCAAACACTGAAACAATAACAAGATAGAAGGGTAAACAATCTGTCGACCCTCTACCGGAATCAAATCTCTGAAAACCTGACTTCCTAATGCCTCCTCGATTGACTTAGCCCTTTCAACCATTTTGTGAAACCCCATACAGACTCCTCCCTGTTTTTATATAGTTATTTTTTACTTACTTTAGGAAGATAACAAATCAAGACCTAAAAACTCTTTAAGTTTAACAGCGTCATCTTTATTACATCTTAAATCAATTTCTTCAATTACTTGATCTGGAGTTACTGTTATTCCTGTTACAGTTAAACCTTTTTCATCTATTGATCTCTGTTCTCCTAAAAACACATTGGTAAACGGACGTGGTTTAATAAAATTTATCCAAACTTTAGGTTTTCCATTCTGATCCCTCTTTCTTACAATTTGAACTGATCTATCTTCCTTCAAAAAGAATCCAATCCCCAGTAGCTTTTTTACCAATCAAAATCTCCTTTCTGTTATTATTTAAATTTAATATATATAGTAATTTAAACTTTAGCCTCTGTATTGTATGTTGTCTCTCCATTCATTGAAAAGAGTTGAACTACAACCTTCACCGATAGCTAGACCTATTCTTAGACTTGGATCATCCATTACCAATCCACACATATATCTTTTTTTATTCCATATCAATGCAGGACATCTTTTTTGATTTCCATATTTCCGAACACTATAGATGCATTGACCTTTTAAACAGCAGTATCCACATCCTTTACAATCTTTAGCCATGATTATTCTCCTAAAATATTTTTCTCTCACTTCTTGAATCAGGAACATCATTAACAGAATCAGATCTAAGTTTAAGTTTCATCTGATCTCCAAATTTGATTCTACACTTTTTGCAAAATCTAGCTGTGAGATGTCCTGTTATTTCATCCTTTGAATCATTTGGTTGTTTACATCTTTTACAATCTGAATAGTCATGGTCAAAGTTGATTCTGTTAATTTCATCTTTACCTTGTGAAATGAAAATTTGCATAACTTTATCAGTTAAGCATTTAAGACAAAATTTACTATTCTCATATGTTTTAGGTAAGATACGAGTAAAAGTGAATCCGTCATTTAATTTCATTTCTTTATCTGTTAATTTTTCACTACATAAACAACAAGTTGTTGATTTACAATCCGGACATACATCTACTTCCTTAATACGATTGTTTATATTTTTAAACATTTTTCCACATTGTTTATCTTGTTCACATATAAAACATTTTGACATAAATACCTTCCCCCTTTTACTCAAGTTTAGATTTCTTCTAATAATTAATATATATAAGTATTCTAAACTATTCTTACTAAAGATATTGAAATTTTTTAGAACAAAATAAAAAATAAGAAGTGAGGACCATTATCTTGATGGAAAATAAAGAAAATACAGAAAAAGTTATAATTGAATCAAGAGATTTCTATCGAGATTGTCTAGGTGATGGAATTGATCGAAAACGATCTGTAAGTAAACGTCCAGGTGGATACGTTGAAATTTATGAAATTGACTCAGATGGAAAAAAGAAATTATTAGGTAAAGAAAACCTAGTTGTATATCTCGGAAGAGAATGGTTGATTTCTAGAGCGTGTAATGTAATAAATTCTTATATATCCCCAACTCCAGATCAATTTATTGGATGGTTTGGAATAGGAGATGGAGGCTGTTACTCATACGATCCTCTTGATCCAATTCCTCCTACAAATGATGATACAGATTTAGCTCATAGAATTCCTTTTAATGATACTGATTCTAGTTATGGGGATCATGTTACTGGAGAGGGTTATTATAAGAAAAAAATTGATACAATTGAATTTGTCCAAGATGTGGATAATGAAGACAAATATTTAATTGTATCAACTACAAGTATTATAGGTATTACTGATGCAAATGGATATACTATAAGTGAAGCGGCCTTATATGTTGCTTCTTCTTTAGCTGATAGTCTTTCTGGACCATTTGATATGTATGCAAGAATTACTTTCCCTTCACTTGTTAAGAGTAGTAGCAGACATATAGTATTAGTCTGGTACCTGTTCTATTAAAGAAAGGTTGTCATATTAATTATAGAAAAAAAGAATCTAGAGAATTTCTCAAACTCTTAGGAGGATTTCCAAACAATGGCTACTAATATTTCTCCGGGTGTCTATACAAAGATTATAGACCTCAGCACCTATGTACAGACTGTACCAGGAACGATTGGTATGCTCTGCGCTTTGACAAAGAAAGGCAGAGATAACCAATTGCTTTTCGTTGGGTCAAGAAGTGAATTAATTTCTGAATGGGGTGAACCCAACATTACCGACTATGGGAAGAATTATGGTCAAGGTCCATATATGGCATATAACTTCCTTGGTGAGTCAGGATCACTTTACTTCATGAGATGTTTACCTGACAATGCTACTTTTTCAAACCTTTTAATCAGCGGTTATTTGGATTCAGGTGACGCTACTGCTTCTATTATTTTATCATATTCTGATGACGTTAATACATTTAATGATATTGATACTAAGTTAATTTCTGTTCCGCCCTTATTCCCTATTTGTATACTTATTCCTATTGGTCGTGGTGAATATTACAATTCAATTGGTGTACGTTTAACTGCTCATTCTAATCCAATGGTTAATGATATTTATGTTTTAGATATCTATGAAAAACAATCAGATGGTAGTGATGTTATTGTAGAGTCTTTTGAAGTTTCTTTCGATCCTACTGCAAGAGACTCATCTGGTGATTCTATTTGGATTACTTATGTCCTTGAACAGTATTCAAAGATTTTAAGAGCAGATATGACACTATTAAGTGGTGAATATACCGGTGGATATGATCTTCTTATTAAAGTATTTGATAGAAATATTGGCGACGTGACTATTGACATGACTCCAGGAACAGCTAATATTACAGATACAAAACAGGTGTTTATTGATTGGCAGGACGCTGATGAAGCGGGCGAAGCAACCTATATGGTTGTTGCAAAAGATGGATTTGGAAACAAAATTTGGGGATGGCTTGGTTTAGCAGATGGTTTAGATTATGATTCTATTCATGTTTTTAATGGAAGAAATTTAAGCACATCGACTCGTGGATGGGCAGGAAACACAACAGGTTTCAATACTTCTTCTGAGATTACTTATGTTATTAAGAAAGCTGATACCCAAATCTCTACAGCATTTGTTTCATCAAATCCTGTTCCTTTAAAGAAAGGTTCAGATGGTGATATTAAAAATGCTGATGGAACATTCAACCCAACAAAGGGTGAACTTTGCTTAGTTAATGGTTATGCAGGTCTTTTAACAAATCCTGTTACAGGACAGGTTGAAGATTCTGTTCTTGACACTGAGAATTATTATTTCAGCATGATCTTTGACTGTGGTTATACTGATAATGTTAAAACTCAGATTTCTACATTAGTTCAGACCAGACGTGACTGTGTTGCTATTTTAGATAATGGTGATAACTCCACATTTAGTAATTCTATTACCCAAAGAGCCAGCGAGCATGTATATAATACTTACCTCTGTGCTTTATATGAAGAGTATAATAAAGTATTTGATGTATTTACTGGTCTTGATGTTTGGTTCTCACCTGTTTATCATATGTCTTATATTCTTCCTCGTAATGACCAGGTTGCTGAACTTTGGTTTGCTGCAGCAGGTTTTAATAGAGCAGCAATTGATAGTATTAAAGACTTACGCTTCAATCCAAAACTTGGTCAGAGAGATCAGATGTATCTGAAGCAGTTGAATCCTATTGTTAAATTTGCTCAGGGTTACGTTGTTTGGGGTCAATTAACAACTCAGGCTAAAGCAAGTGCTCTACAGGATCTTAACATTGTAAGGTTAGTTCTTTACATTAAGAGAGCTTTAGAACAGTATTGTCGTTTCTTCATCTTCGAACAGAATGACGCTATTACTTGGTCAAGAGTTGCTGATGATATTGTTGGTTTCTTAGATGATATTAGACGTAGAAGAGGCTTATATGACTTTGCTGTTGATGTTGGAGCAAGTGAGTATGAAATTAAGAGAAAGACTTTCCATGTTAATGTTAGTTTAAATCCAACAAGAGTTGTTGAAAAGATCGAACTGAACTTCTTTATTAAGTAAAAAAATTAAGTTTTAAGATTACAAAGACTGGAGAGGAACTACGAATCCTCTCCAGTCTTTTCCGTTTATTGATTCCAATTAATAGATTGTTTCATCTGTCTATCATACAAAGTTATATAAATTGCAGCAGCAAGATTTGTACAATAGTTTGTTGGAATTACAACAAACCTATGACAATGCCTCAAAAAAACTTGAGATATCGAACCATCTTCTGGACCAAAAACATAAACAGAATTTTCAGGATGTTGAAATGTAAATAATGGTTCTGAGTTATCTCTAAATTCTAAAGCAACAAAAGTTGTATCTTTTGGAAATTGGTCAAAAGGATAATCATAATTAATTAGTTTAACATCCTTATAACCTTTCATTCTCTCTTCTCTTGGTAATCTCTCACCTTCATCTATTTGAATCCTATTTCCTGTATACCAAATTTGATTGACTCCAAAACATGAAGCTGCTCTTATTGCTGATCCTAAATTTCTTGGGTATTTAGGATTGTTTAAAATTATAGCTGGAGACTTTCCAACAGTTGGATAGTTTTTCCAATTATTGCTTTCTCAGCTAATTGTTCATCTGTTATCAATCTTTCCTCTTCATCCATATAGTTTAACATATCATCTCCTTACTGTAATGATTCTTGAATAAATTGAATAGCTAATTCTTTTGCTTTTGATTTAGCGTCATCTAATGGCATTCTTGCTTCACATTTAACCATTCTTCCTGTTCCGCCAAAATCTCTAACTATAGCACTAAATGTCCCTGGATTTGATTCTTTAACAGCTCTTACACGAAGAACTGGAGTTAATTCTTTACTAAATGATAAAAGACATTCAAAATAACCATCATCTTTTTTCCATTCTGAAAAGTACATTCTCCCCTCCTTGTCTATATATATCTTATGAGAAATTATAATTTCTCTTCAGATTCAATATTAAATCCCGACATAATTTCTTTTCCGCAAAATGGACAACAATCAACATCAACTGGATATTCAATACCTTTAATTACTATACTGATTCCAGCTGTGGTGGAAACCCTAACATAGAATTGTAATGATTCTGGTGAAAAGAGAACATGAGACATAGTAGGACAACAAATACTTATATCTTGAACATGATGATGTGGTTTTACTGAACATCCAATTCTGGGTTCATCATCTTCTTTATCAATATATTTGATTATCACTTCTTTTCCACAAAATGGACAATGACCTATTTTTGTTTGTTTATTTTTAGTTGCGATACACAGACCTTTTTCAGATGACATATTCATAACTGTAATGTTGTCATCTTTTAAAGTTAAAATAGTTCTTGATAATTTTGCACAACAAAAATTAATTCCCATTGCTATATATCTATCTTGTTTTTTTAAATAATATATTTCCATTTTCATCTCCTTATTTTTGAAAGAAAAGTTTACCAAGACAGGGAGGAGAAGCTTGCCACATTCTCCTCCCTGTGAAGGCTAACCCGATGCTAGCCTTACTTTTTACATGACAGGTGACTCTTCCATTACAAAGCGAGTCAAATCTCCTATTTCTTTAACAATAATTTCTGCACATTTTTTCTTGGTTTCTTTTGAGATAAGAGAAGAAAGCATATCCATTTTTGGATTCACATTGAAAATTTCATTCAGAACTTCATATTGATATTGAGTTACAACATCATCAAGAATCATTTTGAATGGAATTTTCATCAATGGATCTAAAGTAACAAATTGTGACATAATTTCTAATAAGTCATCTACCAAATAAAGTTTTGAAGGATTTGAAATATTGGTTGATAGTTTTGCTACTAGATATATACATGAAAGTGGAAATATTTCATCTCTTAATGCATTTAAAGCATTAAATCTTTTTTCTTCTATTCCTTCTGTATAATTAAATATTTCGTTTGAAATTACTTCAGATGTTTTTTCATCTATATCTTCTTTTTCTACAATAAGAAATCCATCTTTGACATGTATTTTATCACTTTTAAGTCCCATAGGAAGTGGAACTCTACCAAGTCTTGCTATGAGATTATCTTCTACTTCTAAAAGTCCAATTCCTTTAATTAATACTATAAATGCATTATTAAAATCCAGGTTATTATTTTCTTTCAATGAAGCTACTAATTTAAGAAAATTAACAATAATTTCGTGACGATATTTCATTACTTCTGCATGTAAAATTTCAAATGATTCGATCAATTTTTTTGATTCTATTGCTATGTCCATGCCCTTCCTCCTAAATAAGATTTTAGTATTCAAATATTAATATATATAAACTTTAACTTTTGTAAATTATTGAACAAATTAAAAATAAAGATATTTACCTCCTCCTTATTATGCAGAGGGATGTGCCGACCGTCCCTCTGCAATTTTTTTATGAAAAAAGAATAAATAAAAAAAATATGAAAGGTGGTGATGTTAAAGTGTCAAAGAGTAAAGATAAGGGAGCAAAGAACACCAAGAAACCTTCAACAAAGAAACCTAAGAAAGATAAAAAGAAATAACAACAGTCAAAGAGAATAAATAATAAACATACATATATTTCTCCTCCTTGACAGCCGGAGAGGGCGATTCCCTCTCCGGTATTTTTTTTGTATTTTTAAAGTATGGCATTGGTATATATATAAATTAATGACATAATAAAACTAGGGGGAATTTATGGTTACTGAACAAATTACGGCAATATTGAAAACTCCAGGTTTGACTGTTATAGAGGGACTTGTTTATCATGACATACATATATATGCAATGATTATCGAGTCTACTTCAAAAGTTCCGTATTCTAAAATTAATGTAGAATTGCGGAAAGAGTCTGGCGATCCTTTTCCATGTCATGTAAGAAAGACTATTCCAGATTTGGTAATGAAAAGATTAATGGATATGTTTAAAGAAGTTAGAGTGAAAGCTTTAATGAATGATTTTGACGAGAAGTTATTCCCTACTCTATTTTCAATATCTATAGAAGCAAGAGGAAAATGGAAGGAAAAATATACAGATGGATGTGTCGGGTGTAAGTGGGAGTCACAATGCTTTGAATATTGAAGAGGGGAATGATTCCCCTTTTTTTGATTAGCAAACTTTATTTCTTAAGAAGAATGTTAAATAATAAGCTACAAATAATGAGACATAAAATTTACTTTGTGGTGTTAAATGGTCATATCTATCTTCCATAGTTTTAGTTGTTTTAACTAATTTACAAGTAAGATCTGTAACTTGCTGTTTAAAATAAATTTGCTGTTTTGTTCTTTTGATTGACATTAATTTTTGAACTAGTTGTGTAAATCTCATCCCACATATGTCATCTTTGGTCTTAATTTCGCGTAAAAACAACTGTAAGATGACCCTAACGCTATCATCGTACTTTGGATCACCCAGGATGGTAACGATAGTATCTGCGGTTAATTGGTTCACTTTAGTAAGTTGTTTTGCGGCATCTAAAGCTCTTTGATCTTTATGTTTATAAACAGTTATTTCTCTGGATATCTCGGATGCTAATCTTTGCTTTTTATCCATTTGACCAAATTGATATTCTTCCTGACCCATCGTTTCATCTTGCTGCTTATAAAATTGGTCTTTACCTTTTTCTGTTATTTCATAATAAAGATTAGCAAAACTCCTTACACTTTGAGCAATTCTATGTCTTAATTCATAAACAAATTTTGAAATCTTTTCAGGGTTATCAAATTCTTTTAAAATTTTTTCGTGTTTAGATCCAATAGTCTTTGCAAAATAAAATAGAGCATTAGGAATTGTTTTTTCTCTTGCAAAGATATGATTTTGAGGAAGACTATTTAAAGCTAATTCAAAAGTTTCAGGATCACAATATGATCTAAAATGTACTTTTAATCTACTGGAATAGAATTTAATACAAAGAAGATTCATAGTAGATAAAAATGTTTGATATTCATTATTAACAAGAAAGTAATGTAAAATAAAAAGTAATAAGTTTGTTGAATGATCCATGAGAATTTTATCTTGTGATTGTCTAGGTGGTTCAAAAACATAGAATCTTTTTACAAAATCTCCAATGTCTTTATCAGTTAATCCGCATAAATGTAGCAATTCAAATTCTCTTTTTTTGGATGGAGAAGTATAACATGGTTTTGACAAACTCATCATTTCGTTTGCTGAATCAGTAGATATTTTTCTTCTTAATAAAGATCTATTAACATTAGATTTTTGTAGTAAGTTCTTCATAATTATATCACCGTTATAGTAATATCAGATTCTCTAAAGAATATATATTCTGGAGAGTACTCTAATAACTCTTGTTGAGATAGACTTTCTAGATCGAAATTAAAGAAGATACTACATTTTGGATTAACTACATTACAGTGAGAAACTCCTGTAACACCCTGCACAACACTAACAATTTCTGAAATATATAAAGAAACATTGGTTCCAAACCTATCACTAAATCCATCAATAATTGCTGTCTTAACAGCATCTATTAATTCAGTATCTGAACCAAAATAAGTATCAGCTCTAAATACTTGTAACTCAATTTGCAATGGAATTTCAAATTCAGGAATAAGCCACTCTTTTCCTGAGTAAATATATTTTGTATCTAAATCTCTTACATAGACTATATCATCAGTTATAGGTGCTAAAAGATACCAAGTTGTTCCTGTCCATTGAGCAAAGTAATTTTTATAATTTGTAAAATCTCCAGTAGGATTAGTTCCAACTATATATCTATCTCCTAAAGTTGGCGACAAAGGAGGAGTATTAATAAAATTTATTACTGCTTGTCTATTAGGAGTATTAAATCTCATATTAGCTAATTGACCATAAGTATTAGTAAACTTTAAATTAGTAAAGTCAGTAAGCATTCTATAATTATCAAAATTTAAATCAATTAATTTTTGCATACATTCTTGTTCAAAGTATAATGGATCTGATATAGAATCATAATAGCTTTTAAGAATTACAGGAACATCATAAATAATAACACTTGTAGAATCAGATATAACATTTGACATCATAAAAGATTTAAGTGATTTTCTAAAAGTTACAGTTGCTTCATATTTATAAACTGATCCGTAACCAGGAGAACTTACAGTAAAGAACAATGTTTGTTCTCCTTCTGGGAAATCAGTATATGGAGAAAATTCATAAATGAAAGAACCAGTAGAATCGTTAAGCATATCATAAACCATTCCACTTTCAAGAACTTCCATTTGGCATGTTGCTAATGGATCATCTCCAAGATAAGTTAATTGAAATATTCCATTTCCATAAGATTCTGAAACTAACAATTCATTAATCGTAATTGCATCATATGAACTATTATAAGTAATATTTAAAGTTGGAGTTAATGATAAAGCATTAATTATATAATAGTAATATGCTGATGAATTAATATAATCCAATTGCATATCAAAAAGAGTAATATAGTCTTCAGAATTAATTGTCACTAATTGATATTTTTGGATATAATCTGGAAATGTTGTTAAAAATAGATAAGCGTTTCTCATTGGAACTTTATCATCTTCATAATCAAATGTTGTAAATAACTGAATCTCATTACATTTAACATCTGATCTTTTAAGAACAGCTAAAGAATTAGATCCTAAATTGAAATCAGGCATTACAACATTAATGTTTTTATAATCTCTATCTGCTACTAATCTTGACATTGACACAAGGTTTTTAATAGAGTTAGTTCTTATATCTTCAGTTGATTCTTCATCAATTCCGCCAGAAGCAGGAGAAGTATTAATACAAGAATAATCAACCAATTTAATTTGACCTGAATTAACTGTGATATAAATTCTATCTCCATTATTAATAGATCCAGCTATAACATTTCCATCCTCACCTAGCGTTTCATAAATTTCAATATCTACTGTTGATCCAGCAGATGGTTGAACTCCAATTATTCCATTACCAAAATATATTTTTCTTCCTGTTGAGGTTCTTCGTGAAACATAACCATAGTCTGTTTCGCCCATTAAATATAGAGTTTGGTATTCTGTATATGTTGTTGCTGTTCCACCTGGAGGAGTAACAACTACAGTCATTGAAGATACTTGACCATCAACAGGAACATTTAATTCTGTAAACTGATAAACTTGAAGATCTGCATCTATCTGGAATTGCTGATTTACTATTTTATATTGCTTAGCGGGAAGTAATATTTTAAAGACATTGTTTACTGTATCAATATCAACAGGAATATCAAATTTTCTTCCTTCATATTCAGCAGTAACTTTAACAGCACTGTTATTCGTAACTACAACTGTTGTGTTATAATAAGTCAAAAATTGAATATCTTTAGCTATAAATTTAAAATTTTCTGGAATATAAAAAGTAGCAACTGAGTCTTCAAAACCAAAAGGAACTGTCATTAAAATATCTGCTACTGAATATTGAGCTTCCTGTGTATTATATCCTAAAAATGCTGAAAGATTTAAGACTGATTCTGGAAGTTGAGCTTTTGTAAGGAAAAATTCTTTATATGTAGATGTGTTATAGAATAACACATTTGATGTCAAAGTTGATATAATATTTATCATATAAGAGAGGAATGAACTCTTTGTTAAATCAACTCCTTCTAATTCTAAATATTGTTGTAAATATTCAATAACTTGAGTTCTTATTCTATCTCTTGATAGATAAATATCTGTGCTTGTTTGCTGAATCGCCAAAGTTATTATCTCCTTTTAGATAAAATAAAAACCACTATTTTCATCAAACATTGCTGTTGCTCTTGCTTTAATTGTTTCATTTTTAACCATCATTTTTGTTAAAGATATTGAATCTTCAAGTAAATGAACTTTTTTATCATACTCAAAAAATACATAAGTTTTATTAAGCTGAGGTACTAATTCTGTTTCCTTTCTACTCTGCTCAACCACACATGAACAATGCCAAAATGTTCTATCGCATGGTGTTTGCTTTCTTACACCATTGATAGAAAATAAAGAATGAGTATTATCTGCTTCATTAAAGTATAAACCTTTTTGATCTAATTTAATTATATCTCCTGGATATGGAGTAATTCCATATTGGTCAGGAATAACAAATCCCGTTGCTCCTTCATTGACATAACCAATTTCTTGAGCATCAAATGTAGTTTCAGTTTCTTCAATAAAGAATACAGGTAATGTTAAATACTTATTATACTTGATTCCAGATAAGTCTCCTATTCTCTCATATGCGCCGCCCATTATTTGGTCGTTATCCCAAACAGTTACATTTTTATCAATATTATAATAAGTTACTAAATAAGCAATTGCGTGCTTTTCATAAATCTCATAAAGAAACTGCCAATATTCATATACATAATCGTATATTCTCTGATAGTATTGCATACCTTACCCTTCCGAATATACAGATCTCTTAGCTTTTATTATTTCATATTGATAAACTTGTTTCCATTTATCAATATTTTTTTGCATCTTTTCTAAACATTTATTTGGATCTCTAGCCATTCTACAATCACTCATTCCATCTACTAATCTGTTTACGACTTTCTTTGCAGCATCAGCCTTACATTGATGAAGTACTAACTTTTTCTTTTTTCCTTCAAATTTTGAAGCTTTTTCTCTGCAAGGATCTGTTAAGCGTCTATATAAATAGAATGCCATTGTAGCGACTCCAGCTCCAAGAACTGCTGCGGCTGGACCATATGGATTAACTCCAACCCTTCCAAGTTTTCTAGCTATTAATGAACCAACAGCAAATGCATCTGCTCCTGCCAAACCAGCAGCTCCGTATCTCATTGCTGTTTGACCATATGGTTCAACACTTGATCTTTGTTCCTGAATAAGTTCTCTTTTAAAAACTGTTTTAATAATATCAATATCTGATTGACTATCAACATATTCACAAAAATTAGAAAACTTTTCAAGATCAAATTTATTCATAGCTCTATGTTTAAGTGCCTGTCTGCAACATTCAGATAATAAATGAATATCTACATTTTCTTTAATACTTGATATTGTTTTAATTTTTGATAATAATGCATTTTGTTTCATTAAATCTGTCTTTAATTCTTTTGTATCTGAGATTTCTGTTGCCATAAAATCAAGATTACCATCAATAGTGTAAATTCTTTTATCAAATGTACTATATTCAGGTTGATATAAAAGAATTAAATCAGATTTAATAAAGTTTCCTCTATTTGTATCAATAAAATATCCTTCAGATGTTTTTTTAGTTTGACATGCAACTTGTTCAACAATTTGAAGTCTTCCTTTAAAATATTCTACTTGATGATCTATAACTGTTGAAACAATTTCTGTTGGAATCTTTACTATTAATTTACAAGCATATCTATCAAATCCCTCAGGTAAATCTTGTGGTTCATCAATCATCTTTCCTATTAAACTAAAATAACCATAAGTATTATTATCTAAAGGAATAAAAAATAGGTGTGTGTTTCCACGGAATTTTTTTCTAAAAATTCCTTTATAGTCCTTTAAGACACAATAGTAAAGAACATCTTGCATTTTAGATTTTCCCCTATTATCCTTGAGGAGTTACATTTACCTTTAAGGAACTCAATTGTTTACCCATACTTGCTACAAGGGTAACTACAAAACCTTTTCCTGATTTGACATAATCAACAACTACACTTTCAATTCTAGCTCTATTATCAAATTTTAAAAGTTTATCTTTAATAGTATCACATATAGCATTTCTTGTTTCTTCATCCTGTGGTTCAAAAATGTATTTATGTAAATCACATCCAAAATCCGGATCATGGTCATATGTTCCAATTATGCTGCTTTGATCATA